GTTTGGTGCGGATATGAAAACGGCGTTCCAACCGTTGATTGACTTTGTGCGTCCGGCGGTTGATTTGGTTGTTAAAGGCTTTGACCTATTAAAACGCGGTGCGATGGCGGCGATTAATGGGATCGTGAACGGAATAAATATGTTTGTCGTATTTATTTCAAATGTGCCAGCAATAGTGAGTGAAGCATTTTCACGGGCAACGGCAAGGATCGACTTATTTGGCGTTCAGTTTTCTTTGCTTATTAATGACCTTGCATTTAGGTGGACAACTTTCACCAGTTCATTAACCGAAGGATTTGCAGAAACGATTGACGATCTTGCTGGTATGATGAACGAACTTATGGGGACGGATTTCGCAACAAACAACCTTGATGCTGCGATGAACAAAACGGCTGACCGTATGGGCATGTTGAATGACCAAATGGAAAGATTAATGAAGCGTGAAGATGATTTGCGCGAACAATTGGATAAGCCTTTTGAAAGCTACCAAAATCTTCAGGATGAATTAAACAACCTTATTACGATTGATGTATTCTCATATTTCAAACGTATCAAGCAAGCGGGCGAAGAAACAGGCACGGCAGTTACAACCGTTGCGGATATGATTGGTGACAAGTTTGGTGATGCATTCATGTCTATGGTTGACGGCACTAAGAAGGCCAAGGACGCATTCCGCACAATGGCCGCTGATATTATTAAGGAACTTTACCGCGTGTTTGTCGTTAAGCAGATCACCGGATTTATCACAAACGCAATCACATCGGCATTCCCATCATTTGGTGGCACCCCTATGAAAGCCATAGGTGGCCCAGTACAGCGCGGAAATCCTTATGTAGTGGGTGAACGTGGGCCAGAATTGTTTGTGCCTTCACGCACCGGCTCTATCGTGCCTAACGATAAGATGGCCGGCGGCGGCAGTGTCACTGTCAACCAAACCATCAACGTATCAACAGGCGTACAACAAACTGTACGCACAGAGATCAAGTCACTGATGCCACAGATTGCGGAAAGCGCGAAAGCGGCAGTCGCGGATGCGAAACGGCGTGGCGGTTCATATGGAAGGGCGTTTGCATAATGGCTATAGATTATTCCGTCCCATTCACGTTACCCAACCATACGGGCATTGCGCAGATTGAGTTACGCGCAGTCAACGCCGTGGCCTACAGTCAGTCACCATTCACTTATGCGGGTCAGGCACATGCCTACAGCGGCGAAACATGGCAAGCCGATATTACTCTGCCGCCAATGAAACGCGCGGATGCGGAGCAATGGATTGCGTTTCTGGTTAGCTTGCGTGGGCAATACGGCACATTCTATCTTGGCGATCCCAGCGCAACATCACCGCGTGGCACAGTTTCAACCAACAGTGATGTAAATGCTGCGACAGGTAATGCGGGCAGTCGTACAATATCTTGTACAATTACATCAGGTGAAACCTTGCTTGCTGGCGATTATATTCAGATCGGCACTACCTCTAACCGCACATTGCACAAAGTGCTAGAAGATGTGACAGGTACAGGATCAGCACAAGATGTAGAAATCTGGCCCGCCTTGCGCGAAAGCAAGTCTAGCGCGGGTGTAAACATCCTGAACACAACTGGCAAGTTCCGCTTGGCAAGCAATCAGCAAAACTGGTCAGTCAATGAGGCCAGTATTTATGGCATCACATTTGGAGCGTTTGAGGCGATATGAGTAGAACAGTTCCAGCCGCCTTACTTACTGCGCTTGATGGCGATCAGATTGAAGTTTTCTATGCTGTCGATCTGGCGTTTGACAGTGGCAACATGCGCTTGTGGACGGGCTACGGCAACAAAACAATCGGCGGGCAGACCTACACTGGTACAGGCAACTTGCTTACCATAGACGGCTTAGAGGAAGCGTCAGACCTATCTGCGCGTGGCACAACGCTGACACTGAACGGGTTAGATAGCACGATCATATCTTATGCGCTGACTGAAGAATACCAAGGTCGATTGGTGACGATCTATTGGGGTGTGGGCAGCGAAACCGTTGAAGTGTTCAGCGGTTACATGGATAAAATGACGATCCAAGATGCGGCTGAAAGTGCAACAATCAGTCTGACTGTGGAAAGCCGTCTAATTGCATTGGAGCGGCCTAATGTGCGCAGATATACGCGGGAAAGCCATGCTGGCGTAAGAACGGCAAAAGGTTTGTCTGGCAGCGATACATTCTTTGATTGGGTCACTAAGCTACAAGACAAACAAATCGTATGGGGCAGGGCCACAGAAAATGGTGAAGCCTGATTTAGACGCGCTGAACGGTTACATCAGCAAAGTACGCAATGTGCCGTTTCAGTGGCATACCAACGATTGCTTCATGTTTACCAACAATGCTTTCCGCGCAATGTATGGCGAAGGTTGGGCAGATGATTGGGTGGGGCAGTACACTAAAAATGGACTGTACTTGAAGCGTGATGAATTGCGTAAGGTATTCAAAGCCAACACACTAGAAGAAGCGATTGATCGCAAAATGAAGCGTATCGACTATATTCCCCCGAAGGGTGCGCTAGTCACGACTGACAAAGTGCGCAGATGGGTGATCGGCGAAGCGATGGGCATAGCAATAGGCACAAAGGCTATCTTTGTAGGGGAAAAGGGTGTAGTTTCTACGCAGATAGACTTCATCACGAATGCATGGGTTAAGGCATGAAATACAGGCTAGGCGATTTCACAGTTAAGCATTGGAACGATTGGGATCGTGTGCCGCGTGACCCGACAACAGTTGGCGCATTTATTCTTAAATCATTAGGCGCAACAACTTTAGCTACTAGCGCGATTGCATCCTTTGTTGTCGGCTATATCGCAATCACTGCCGTAACATCATGGGCATTACGCGCACTTGCTCCCAAGCCTTCATTTGGCGGTGCTGGATCGCGTGGTTTACTGGTTAACGCCCGTGAAGCTACTGCGCCACAACAGATAGTCTACGGTGAAATCCGTAAGGGCGGCACAGTTACATTCATCGAAAGCACTGGCGATACAAACCAATACTTGCACCAGATTATTGTGCTTGCTGGCCATGAAGTGAACAGCATTGGCGACATTTACATCAATGATGAAACCGTCACATTGGATGCGGATGGTTTTGTTACTGATGCGAAGTGGCAAGACGGTGACAGCAATTCTAAAATCCGTATCAAGAAGCACACGGGCGCAAACAACCAAACGGCAGACAGTGATCTAGTTAGCGAAACATCCGTTACATCTGACTTTAAGGGTGAAGGTATTGCGTACATTTATGTGCGTATGGAGTACGATCAGGACGTTTTCGCTGAAGGTGTGCCGCTATTTACTGCGAAAGTGCAGGGTAAGAAGGTTTACGATCCACGCACATCCACAACGGCGTATTCAGCAAATGCGGCGTTATGCATTCGTGACTATCTTGTTTCCACTTATGGCCTAGATAATTCGGGTGATGTGAATGATGCCTATTTCCAGACGGCAGCAAACACTTGTGATGAAAATGTCACTTTGGCTGGTAGCGGCGGTGAAAACCGCTATGAGATTAACGGCGTTGTAAGCCTAGACCAAACCCCGTCTGACATCCTTGGCGACATGATGACGGCTTGCGCTGGCACGTTGTTCTGGGGTCAGGGCGAATGGCATCTAAAGGTTGGCGAATATACATCATCAATTAAGACATTTACGCTAGACGATCTGCGCGGCCCGATTAACTTAGACACCAAGCATAGTCGCCGTGACAACTTTAACATTGTGCGCGGTACTTTCAACGATGCTGACCAAGGTTACATTCGGGCTGACTATCCCGAAATTAGATCATCCGCATTTATCGCAGATGATAACGGGCTAGAAAGTGCGCTTGACCTAGCACTGCCTCTAACAACATCAGCGGCCACGGCGCAACGTCTAGCAAAGATGACGCTATTCCGCGCACGGGAACAGATGACCTTCACGGCTGATTTTGGCCTAGAAGCCTTTGAGGTAGAGTGTGGCGACATTATTGCTTTGACGATTGACCGTTATGGCTGGTCGGCAAAAGAGTTTGAGGTAGTTGGCTGGAAGTTCCGCAATGACGGGGATGCGGGTGATCTACGGGTTGGCCTTACGCTACGCGAAACATCATCTGCCGCATTTAGTTGGAGTGCAGAAGAAAGCGACATTACAGGCAATGATAGTACGCTGACAAACGCTGGGGCGAACCTATCAGTTAGTAATGTTACCGTCACTGACAAGGGTAATATTCAGCAAGATGGTACGTTTGTCGGTCAAGCCTTAGTTTCATGGACGGCAGCAACGAATAAGTTTCTGGAACACTATGAGGTTCAGTGGAAGGACGTTGACGAAACGGTCTATCAGCGCACCCAAATATCAGCCGACAACACATCTGTAACGATTGGGCCGCTAGAAACTGGCACGCAGTATAATGTTCGCGTGAGAGGCATGACCGTAAGCGGCATTCGTGGTTCCTTTGTCGCGGCTTCACCTTACACGCATGGCGGCGATAGCACGGCACCTTCGCCAGTGACGGGGCTTTCCGCTACAGGTGGGCCAAAGATTGTGACGCTTGATTGGACTGCGCCAACAACAGATAGTGATGCGTCAACCCTATATGATCTGAAGGGTTATAATGTCTACCGCAACACAAGTAATAGCCAACCCTCTACAGCAATCGCGTTTTCTGGATCAGACAAATATGTTGATGGTGGTTTGGCAGCAAGCACGACATATTATTATTGGGTCACAGCGGTTGATTTTACAGGCAACGAAAGTACGGCGATTGCATCTGGGTCGGTTACAACAGATGCGCCTGTTAGCGGCGTTGACAGCGATACCAGAATTTACACTGGTAAGGTTTACTATCAGACACTACAGGCATCATCGCCAAGCACACCCAGTGCATCCAGCTTTAGTGAAAGCACACTTAGCTTTTCGGGTTTGACATCTGGTTGGGCAGAAACACAACCGCGTGTGGATGCAACAAGCACAACGGTAAAGGAATGGTCATCAAAGTATAAAGTTGAGTATGACGCTGATGATAATGAAACCATCACATTCTCTACGCCTGATGGTGCATTCCAGATCACAGATGACCTAGAAAGTGACAACTATATTTCTGGGTCGTCTGGGTGGCGCATTGAACGTGATACAGGTAATGCAGAGTTCCAGAATGCCACCATTCGTGGGACACTAGACGCCAGTGATATTACAGCGGGAACTATTAGTGTAGAACGATTACCCGGGCTTACTTTTGCAGACGTGGTTACTGGTGGTGACACAAGCCAATTTGATGCTACTTCGACAGCCGACTCCACTACGGATATTCGTACAGCACTTGGCTTTGGCGCACAGACTATGTATCGTTACAATAACTATGCTTCCCTTTCGGGTATAGTAGCAGGTTCAACTTTAATCGGAACCGCCACGCTTACTATTGAAAAGAACTCTGGCAGCGATCCTAGTGGTATGAATACTTGTTATTTCGTGCTTTATGATGGCTCAACAGTGGTAACGTCACCGTGTACCAATACTGTGCAAACTGGTGCGGTTACTTTGAATGGCCAAAACAACACAGCCACTTTCACGGCGGCATTAGCTATTGAGAGTGCAGTTTCTGGAACTGCCACGATGGGGTTTTACTTCAGCGGCGGCAGTCCTGATGAAGATGAAATGTCAGCGGATAGATATTCGTTCTCTGTGATTGAGTTTACCAAGTAGGGGCAGCAAGATGTATGTAACATATAACATTACAACTGGTGCAATTTCTGGTTGGTCTAATAAGTCAAGCACACCCGCTTCTGGTTTTGCTGAAGTTCAATCAGATGATTACATAGATCAACTGCATTGGTATTATGATGCGGCCACAGATACATTCTCTGGCCCAACTGACGCAGAACAAGATGCCTTGGACATGCAATCTTTAAGATCACAAAGGGATGATTTGCTTGCATCATCAGATTGGACGCAGTTTAATGACAGTCCGTTGGACAATACAAAAAAGCAAGAATGGGCCACTTACCGCCAAGCCTTGCGTGATCTTCCCGCAAACACCACAGACCCAAGAAACCCAACTTGGCCAACTAAACCAACCTAGCCTTTGCAAGAAGGCTAAAATGCGCTAGAATGCGCTTGCATATGCTTAAAACTACGGAGTTCGTAATATGGCAACCTTTAACAAAGTGAACGATTTCGTTGAAAACGCAGTCCATAATATGGACTTGGAAAGCGATCAAATCGTTGTAGCACTATCAAATACAGCCCCAGCATCAGAAAGTTCAGACCCATCAGCGGATGGTAACGGCATCTTGGGCAACGTCACTGAAGTGGCTTACACAAATCTTTCTTCACGCAATGTGACAACATCATCTTCAAGCCAAACATCTGGCACATATAAGTTGGTATTGGCTGACATTACGTTGACTTCAACTGGCGGTTCTACTGGCCCGTTCCGTTATGTGTACATTTATAATGATACAGTAACATCACCAGCCGATCCGTTGATTGGATATTATGATTACGGTTCATCATTGACGCTAAACGATGGCGACAGTCTTACAGTAGACTTCAGCGCAGCAAATGGTGTTCTACAAATCGCATAAGGTGACGCATGGTCGTTCTAGCAAATCGCGTAAAGGTTGCCACGGCGACAACAGGAACCGGCACAATCACCCTTGGATCGGCAGAAACTGGTTATCAGTCTTTTGCCGATGGGGGTGTGTCAGACGGTGACACAGTTCGCTACCTGATCGAAGACGGAAGCAACTGGGAAGTTGGAACCGGCGTTTACACCGCAAGCGGCACAACGCTTTCACGCACAGTAAGCGAAAGCAATAATTCAGATGCGGCCATTAGCCTGTCTGGGACTGCGATTGTTATGATTACGGCAACCGCTGAAGATTTAGCACTTGATGAAGACTATGGCCTAATCACAGGCACGGTCGCATCACTAGATGATTACGGGAGCATTGCATAATGGCAAAGCAAGTACAATTCAGACGCGGCACAACTTCTCAGCATAGCACGTTTACAGGCGCGGCTGGTGAGATCACCGTTGATACGGATAAAAACACGGCGGTTGTTCACGATGGTTCCACGGCTGGTGGTCATCCGCTTGCTACTTCGCTTGCCGATCTTGGCGTTACAGCATCAGCGGCAGACCTAAATACAACTGATGTC